AGAAAATTGGGTAAAAGTGGATTGGGCTTGGACATTCAAGAAGTAGACGCGCTCATTCAAGGCGGCGTTGGCAATTGGGAAAAATACGGTAAAGGAATAAAGCAAGTATCTGCGGTTAAAGATCAGCTAACAGCATCAATGAATAATTTGATGATTGCTTTTGCTAACATGATTGGCCCGTTTGCAAAAGAGGGTGTTGTATCCGTTGAAAAGTTTACAGGCGCATTAGCGGGCATGGCTACATATTTTGTGGCAACAAGAGTAATTACTTTCACAGCGGCAGTAACTCAATTTGTAATTGCATTGCGTGCCGCAACTGTAGCGGGCGCGGCGTTTAACATCATGGCAAGTGGTTCACCTTTAATGCTCGCATTAAAGTTAGCCGCTATGGGTGCATCTTTTATTATTTATCACAAATATTCAGGTGATTCTTCTAGCGATGCACCAAAGCCGGTAGAACGTGAGCAGAACGATATGCTTGACGGTTCTGAAAATTTCCCTGTTGACGTTAGTAATTTACCTAGAAATGCAGTTACCCCCAAAATTGCTAAAGATGAATTAACGCCTCAAGAACGCGCCGCGGGTATTGCCCTGCAAACTGAAAAGATTAAAACCCTTAATGCCCAAGCGTTAAACGCTGTTCCACTTTGGGATAGCTTTACAAAAAGTATTGTTGCCGTTGGCGTTGAATCTAGTAATTCACTTGCACAACTAAATGCAAAACGCGCAGAACTTCAGAAACAATACAAAGATAGTCCAATATTGCTTGGCTTGGAATTGGGGAAACTCAAGGAACAAGAAAAGCAAATCATTGGTAATACAAGGCACAAAATAAAAGAACTGCAATATCAACATGAAATTTTGTTGAATGAAAAAGAACGTGTAAGGCTTGAAGAATACCGTTCCGGTTTAGTCAAGATGTCCGAAGATGCAGTTAAATTGCGCTTGGACAATGCAAGGGTTGCGCTAAGTATTCAAGAACGCGAAATTGACAATCAATCTGAGTTAAACAAAATTAGATTGGATGGTAGCGCGACACTTACAGGCGTTGCAAAAATCATGGTCATGGAAAGTTTGGAAACGCAAAAGTCATTAGACAAGTTAAAAGCACAACTGCAATCGTTGCCTGAATACATCGATATGCCGGAAGAAATGTTATCTAAAGAAGCAAAGGCAAACAATGACCGCATTGATGCCATCAAAGCACAAATGGCATTTGAGCAAGATAGACATAATTTAAAAATGGCTAACTTGCAAAACGAACAAACATTTGAGTTTGGTTTTACAAGTGCAATGGCATCTTATATTGACAATACAAACAACTTAGCAAAACAAGGTACTGATGCTTTTAATTCAATGACATCAAACATGAATTCCGCATTAGATAACTTTGTTAAAACCGGCAAACTATCGTTTAAGAGTTTGGCCCGTAGCATCATTCAAGATTTAATTGCCATTCAATTAAAGGCATCGGCAAATTCTATTTTTAAAAGTTTGTTTGGCGGCGGCTTTATGAATGATAAAGGCGGCATGGAACTTAGCGGCAGTTTGGGTTTTGCTGACGGTGGAAGCCCGCCCGTTGGTAAAGCCTCAATTGTTGGTGAACGCGGCCCTGAACTGTTTGTGCCATCGGGTTCAGGAACGATTATCCCTAACGGCGCTATGCAAGGCATGGGAGGCACTACCAACGTGACAAACAACTACATCAACGCCATTGATACCAAATCGTTTGAAGAACGCCTCTACGGGTCATCTAACGCGATATGGGCGGCAAATCAATATGCTAATAAAACATTGGCGGTAAATAGGGGTCGGGCATGAGTTTCCAAACAATATTTTCGATTCAACAATCCATGACGGTAAACAATCGCCGCATGGTTGGACAACAGGTCGCCCGAAGCGGTTACATCACCGTGGCGCAATACCTAAACGCCGTGCCTTGGGTGTTTACTATCCAACCTCATGCTTACCTTTACTACCCGCAAGTTAGGGACATTATCCAAACCATTGATAACAAAGATAGGCAATTGCCCGAACAAATTAGTTTTGCAAGCACAAATTTACAATGGTTTGTAAAAATGCGCGGAACTGCTAGTGCGGCTACTTTAAATGGCGCACCCGCCGCAAATACCCAAACACTTGCTTTAACTTCTAATGGTAATTTTAAAGCGGGTGATTTTATTATGGTTGGCGGGTATGTTTATAAAATAACTGCTGATAGCGCGGGTGTATCGGTAAATATACATCGCCCTTTAATTGGTACGCCAACATCAGGAACAACTGTTTTCATGGGAACAAATGTTTCATTTAATGTTGTTGCTGAATCATGCCCAACATATACATTAAACCCAATGACGGATGGCGCATTTGTGCAATGGGATTCTCCGTTTGTTTTTAGGGAATACATCGTATGACAACAATTAACGCGGTAAATGGTTCGCAAATCAATCATGCGGAATTTGTACGTTTGACAGTTGGCATTGCAGGAACAATTTATACATTTTGCAACGCCGCCGCGCCTATTACGGTTAGCGGCATTACTTTTTCAAACCTTGGTGCGTTACTTAGTGTCGGTGATGTTCAGCGAGATATTAAGGCTACATCGGATGACATGACCATTCAATTAACTGGCATCAATCCAAGCAATGTGGCATTAATTCTTAGCAATGATATTAAAGGTTCATTGGTAGAAGTATGGCGCGGATTTTTTGATTCAAACAATCAAATCATTACAACACCAACAACGCAATTTTTTAAACGCTACCAAGGCATTATTAACAGCGTTTCTATTACCGAAGATTTCAACACTGATGCAAGAACGCGCATAGCAACTTGTTCTATTTCTTGTTCATCAATGCGGCGCATTTTGGAAAACAGATTGTCAGGCGTTAAAACAAATCAAAATAACTGGCAATTTATTTATCCTAACGACACTTCAATGAATCGCGTTAGTGAAATTTCTAATACATTCTTTGATTTTGGTTCACCGCCAAAAACTAATACGCAAGCAAGTGAAACAACAACTACTGATACTGGTGGCGGGTGGTAATGATAAGACCCGCAACAAGATACGACATACCTAGACTGTTAGAAATCGTGGAGGCATACGCCTATGAAAACCCAATTAAAAAACTTGGTCAACCGAATAATCACTTTCCCCGCTATGTTGAAGAACTATTGTTTAGCATCATTCAAGGGCGTGGGTTTATCTATATTGATTCGCATCTCAGGGGCGCGATTGTGGCTTATAAAAGTTCTAACATTTGGTCGCCCAAAGTGAAAGAGTTAAACGAACTATTGTGGTGGGTAGAACCTGAACATCGCAACGGTTCGGTTGGTGGCAGATTGTGGATGGCGTTTGATGTACGCGCACAAGAAATGCTAAAAGCGGGTGATGTGGATTTCGTTTGCACATCCATTTCAGCCAATGGGCCGCTGATTGATTACTCGCGCCGTGGATACAAACCGCTTGGCGCAACTTTTGTTAGGGAATAAATATGGTCGGCTCATTAATTGCGGCGGGTGCATTTGGTTTAACAGTAGGAACTGCCGCATACGCGGTGGCAGTATTTGCTGTTAACTTTGCACTTTCATATGTTGTTACCCGTATGTTTTCAGATAATCCTGAACAACAACAGGATATGGGCGTTAGGCAACAAGTACCGCCAAGCGCAGTAAACGCTATTCCTATTGTGTACGGCAATGCCTACATGGGCGGCACATTCGTTGATGCCGTGCTGACAACCGACCAAAAAACAATGTATTACGTTTTGGCTATTTCAAGCATTAGCCCAAATGGACAATTCTCATTTGATACTGCGGATATGTACTATGGCGATAGATTAATTACATTTGATGATACAGATTTAACTAAAGTTGTTAGTCTTACAGATGAGGCGGAAAATGAAGATACAAAGATTAGCGGCAATCTTTATATCAATCTTTATAAATCTACAACGGGCGGCACTATTACATCCGCTAATGGCGCATCCGCACCTAGTACAGTTATGGGCGGTTCTGATATTGCCGTTGGACAGCGTTGGACAGGAACGCGCCAAATGAATGGTTTAGGTTTTGCCATTGTCAAACTAATTTATAACCGTGATGCTGATACTACACAACTTCAACCAATCACATTTAAAGTAGCGCACACATTAAACGGAACGGGTGTAGCCAAAGCGGGTGACGTTTGGTATGACTACATGACCAATGCGGTTTATGGTGGCGCAGTAGATGCGGCATTTGTTAACAGCACAAGCGCAACCGCGTTAAACACTTATGGCGACCAAAACATTACATTTACAAATAGTAGTGGCGTACCATCTACGCAACCGCGTTACCGCATCAATGGCGTATTAGATGCAGGGCAATCAGTTCTTTCCAATGTTGACCGCATAGTTTCCGCTTGCGATTCATGGATGACCTATAACGCCGCATTGGGTCAATGGTCGGTAGTCATTAACAAAGCCGAATCAACGGCGTATGCGTTTGACGATAACAATATTATTGGTGAAATTCGTGTTAGCGCAACTGATATTACAAGTTCAATTAACCAAGTTGAAGCAAGATTCCCGTTTAAAGAAAACCGCGACCAAGCCGCATTTGTAAACATTGAAACGCCCGTTGGCTTGCTATATCCCAATGAACCCGTTAACAAATACTCAATTACTTACGACATGGTTAACGATTCGGTGCAAGCGCATTACCTTGCCAATCGTTTGCTTGAACAAGCACGGGAAGATTTAATTGTTTCTTTCAGCACTACATATTACGGCATCCAAGTTGATGCGGGCGATGTAGTTAGCGTTACCAATTCTGACTATGGATGGTCAAATAAATTATTCCGCGTGATGAAGGTTAACGAAGCATCTTTACCCGATGGTTCATTAGGTGCTAAATTGGAACTTAGCGAATACAACGCACAAGTTTATGACGACCAAAACATAACGCAATTTACACCAATTCCAAATAGCAATCTAACATCGCCTGTTTATTTCTCCGCATTATCTACCCCTACGGTTACGGGTTTCCCAACTGCTTCTGTTCCCAATATAAGCGTACAAATTTTTATTCCTGTTACTGGTCGCATTACTTTTGGCAATCTTTTCTTTACAACAAACGCAACACCAAGCCCATCTGATTGGAAATTGCTATCTAGTTTTTCAACAAGCAATAGTCAACCGATTGGCAATAACTTTAACTATACATTTACCAATTTAACAATTGGTTCGGGAACATATTATTTTGCCTATCTGGTTGGAAATGAAAATGGGCAATCTGTATTAAGCGCGGCAAGTACAGCGTTTGTGTGGTCGCCAATTTCAAACACAGGGCCATTTGTAGATATATCTGGATTTACTGCTTTCACTAAATTAAACACAGGTGTTATTACGCCCGCAACGGCTACGCTTACCGCGATCACTACAAATGTTACAAGCCCAACCTATTCATGGACAATAACAGGGGCTACTCCTGCAAGCGGTGCATCTTCAAGCATAGTCATTACCCCCACAGCAATCGCCACAAGCGTGGTGGCTACTTTAGTTGTTAATGGTAGTAATTTGGCTAGTCCTGTTACGCGAAGCGTCACGATGGCTATTGTTAACAATGGAAATAATGGTAATTCAGCAAGAATTTGTTTTGCCCGTGTACCAAGTAATCCATCGCCTATCAATGGAACAATTACTACTTCTGGCAATTCAACTTTTCCATCAAGCGGGCAATCTTTAGCAACTTGGGGTTTTTCTGCTACTTGGGGTGCTACTGACCCAAATCCATCAAGTACAGATTCGTTATATCAATCTGACGGTATTTATGACCCAACAACTGATGCAACTATTTGGAGTACCCCATACATTAGTAGTTTAAAAGTTGGAAACTTAGAAGCAATTTCTACCAATACAGGAAACCTAACTGTTACTGGAACTTTCCAATCAAGTACCGCCGCGATTAGTGGCACGACAATGACGGGTTCAGGTGGTGTTCTTTATTCCACAGGAAATTTTGCTTTTGGTAGTTCAACAGGAAATATTACATAT